GGAGCGACGATTACAAATAATGGAACACAAACAGGATTTGGTGGAGATAATACTCCTGCTTTTGAAGCATATTCATCTTCAAACCAAGCTGTAAATGATAACACTACAACAAAAGTACAATGTGGAACAGAAGTTTACGACACAGCAAGTGCTTATGACAATTCAAGTAATTATAGATTCACAGTTCCATCTGGACAAGCTGGTAAATATTTTTTTTATGCTGGTGTTCAAGTAGAAGCTGGAAATGGTAATTCAGATTTATTTGAAGCATCTTGTCAAATTTATAAAAATGGTAGTGTTTATAGATATAATCAAAATAAATTTAATAGTAATCCAATTAAATATAATCAAATTATGAATCAAGCTACAATGGATTTATCAGTTGGAGATTACATAGAAATTTATGCTCATGCTGAATCACAAGCCAGTAGTAATAGTAATAGCTTTAATAGTGGTAGTAATAAACAATCATATTTCGGTGGTTACAAAATTATAGAATAGGATAAATTATGGCATTAACTAGACTAAGTGGACCAAACGCAATAACAGGAATAATACCAGTGGCTAATGGTGGCACAGGTGCATCTAGCTTTTCAGCTGGTAAAATACTTCAAATTGTTGAAGGGACATCATCAACTCAACACGAAGCTACTGGAAGTGCCGATCAAGATATTGGATTATCTGTTGCTATAACTCCCTCATCTTCATCTAGTAAAGTTTTAGTAACAGTTAGTTTTGTTTATAGTATATTTCAAAGTGGAGAGTATGGATCAACTGCTCAATTTCAACTTTTAAGAGGAAGCACAGCTATTATAACTAGGAGTGGAAGTTCAAATCAAGATTATAATGTTGAGGCAAGCGCTTTATCTTCTGTTAATTATGTTACTATGGCAACTCAATTAAATATGCAGATACTCGACTCACCCAGTGCTACGAGTGCAACCACGTACAAGGTGCAAAGCACAGGGATTTCAAGCACAAGAGTTAGGTCTATGCTTAACAATGTAAGAGGAAGTATAGTAGCTTATGAGGTAGGAGCATAATGAAGGTTTATACATATTTAGATAAAGTTTATCATGCAATATTAAGAATTAATTCAGATGCTAAATACAGTATTTTAGGAGAAGATATTAATAATATTCAATGGAATCACGGAACAACTCCAATTTCAATATCTGATATAGAAGCAAAAGTTGCAGAGATGGAATCAGAATTTGATACCACAGATTATAACGGAGCATAATAAATGCTCGGACTAACTTCCATATCCGGTGCTCCAATAGCGACATCATTCTTTAACCCAAATGTTACAGTTAATGTAACTGCTAATCGATTAACATTAGGTATCGGTAGCTCAACTGCACTAGCAGGAGCACTTGCAACACCTTCAGGAAGTCCATTAACTTTAGGTTTTGGACAATTAACAATCAGTGGAGCAGCTAATGTAACACCTACAGCTACACCATTTACTTTAGGTATAGGCACAATCACAGTAACAGCTGCAGCTAATGTAAGTGTCACAAAGAATGAATTGACCATTAGCACTGGAAGTGTTACAGTATCAGCGGCGGCAAAAGTGTTACCAACTGGTTCACCAATGACGTTAACAGTAAAAGACGCGGGTATTATTACTTGGAACGACATTGACCCAGGGGTCAGTCAAGTTTGGGTACCAGTAGACCCGTATTAGGAGAATTATGGCATCAAGTTTTTCAACAAATTCAAAATTAGAATTAGTCACAACCGGTGAAAAGGCTGGTCTTTGGGGCACGATTACTAATACAAACCTACAAATATTAGAACAATTATCATCAGGTTATTTATCTACATCTCAATTAGGATCTGGAGATTTAACTTTAGCACTTGACAATGGTGCAACTTCGAATGGTAAGAATATATACATCAAACTAACAGGTACATTAGGTGCAAATAGAAATGTGACTATACCAGATGGAGCCGAAAGAATTATAGTATTTGAAGATGCAACAACAAGAGGTACTTCTGCACTATATACTATTACAGTTAAAACAGTATCTGGATCAGGAGTTGTACTGCCTATAGGATCTACTTCATTAGTTTATTCAGATGGTACAAACGTTAGTCTTGGTATTCGTAACAAAGGTTATGTAACTTTAAATTCTTCAACAATTACTGCATATACAGCAGTAGATGGTGATCAAATATTTGCAAACACAACAGCTAACCCAATTACTGTAACTTTACCTGCATCACCAGCGGTTGGATCAGAAGTTACTTTTATTGATGCAAGAGGAACTTTTGCAAACAATAATTTGATTGTTAACAGAAACAGTCAACCAATAAATACAGGTACATCAAACCTAACACTAACCACTAACGGTCAAGCTTTTGCATTGGTGTATGTGGATGCAACAAGAGGCTGGGCTTACAAAACTAACACGGCATAAGGAGCACGGACCATGGCCCTTATTGAATATAATTTTCTTCCAGGGATCGATAAGCAAGATACAACTGCAGGCGCAGAGAATAGATGGATAGACTCTGACAATGTAAGATTTAGATATGGTCTACCCGAAAAGGTAGGTGGTTGGTCTTCTTTAATATCTGATAGCATATGTGGAGTTGCTAGAAAACAACATGCTTTTGTAGATTTAGAAGGTAATAGATATGTGGCTATTGGAACTGACAAGTTTTTATTATTATATTTTGAAGGACAATTGTTTGATATTACACCTGTAAAAGCTACAATCGGAAGTGTTGTTATGTCTGCTCAAGATGCAACGCAAGAAGTTTCATTAACGTTTTCAGCTAATCATAATTTACAATCAGGTGACATTATTTTATTAGATAGTGTTACAGTACCAAGTGGTATTGGCTTAACTAATGCTGCTTTTGAAGATAAATTATTTCAAGTAACTAGAGTTACATCATCACTAATAGCAATTGTAACTGGAACACAAACTACAACAGGAGCTGCTGGTGGTGGATCTTGTTCTGTAATTCCATATGAACCTGTTGGTCCTGCTGCGCAATCTTATGGTTATGGTTTTGGTATTGGTCAATATGGTGGTACTGTTCAAAGTCCATTTACAACAACTTTAAATGGTGCTTTACTTGCAGACACTAACGGTACAGGTGGATCAGGAACTGTTATTAATGTTACATCAAACTCTGGTCTTCCAACAACAGGAACTATAGCAGTTGGCAATGAGTTAATTACTTACACCGGCAAAGGTACAAATACTTTAACAGGTATTACTAGGGGTGCTTTTGGAACTGCAACTACAGGTACATCAAATGGTCAAGCTCATTCAAGTGGAGCAACGGTTACAGACGCTTCAAACTTTACAGGTTTTGGAAGTGCTGTACAAGCTTCTCAAGTAATACTAGAACCTGGACTTTGGTCTTTAGATAATTTTGGTCAAGTATTAATTTCAACAATTGGAAATGGTAAAACATTTACATGGAATGCAGGAGCTGCAGCACCAACAACAGTAAGAGCAGCTACTGGTACTTCTGGTTTTTCTACAGCATCTAATCCAACAGCATCAAGATTAACTTTAGTATCACCAACAACAAGACACTTATGTCATTTAGGAACCGAAACAACCATCGGAGATACTACAACACAAGATGATATGTTTATAAGATTTTCTAATCAAGAAGATATAAATGATTACACAGCAACTGCAATTAATAGTGCTGGTGACTTTAGATTACAAGATGGTACAAAAATTGTAGGTGCGATTAAAGCAAAAGAAACAATTTTAGTATTTACAGATAATGCATTGTACACAATGAAATTTGTAGGTGCACCTTTTACATTTGGATTTGAACAGGTTGGTACTAACTGTGGATTAATAGGTAAGAATGCGGTTGTTGAAATAGATGGTGCAGCTTTCTGGTTATCACCAAATGGTTTTTTTATGTTTGATGGTACAGTTAAATCTTTACCATGTAGTGTAGAAGATTTTGTATTTGATAATTTTGACACGACAAAAGGACAACAAGTTGCAGCTGGTATAAATAATTTATTTACAGAAGTTGTTTGGTATTATCCATCACAAGGATCTAGTTTTAACGACAAGTATGTTGTATTTAATTATGGTGAACCTATGAAAGGTGGGGTGTGGTACACGGGAACAGAATCAAGAACATCTTGGATTGATGCAATTGTATATCCAAAACCATATGGTACAAAATATGACAGCACAGCTAATGGTACTTTTCCAGATGTTATAGGCCAAAGTGGTTTAGGTCAAACTAAATTTTTTGAACATGAGGTAGGAACAGATCAAGTTAATGAAGATGGGTCTACTACTATAGTTTCATCATTTGTAAAATCATATGATATTGATTTAGAACAAAAACAAAGAAATGCACAAGGTAGAGCTAGTGGTCCTAAAGTTGCAGGAGAAGTATTTTTAGCAATGCGAAGATTTGTACCAGATTTTAAAACATTAATAGGTAATGCAAAAGTAAGTTTAGGAATAAAAAGATATCCTCAACAATCTGATAGCACAACAACGTTGAGTCCTTTTACAATAAACTCAACTACAATTAAAAAAGATACAAGAGCTAGAGGTCGATTTATAAACGTTAAAATAGAAAATGATGATAGTGGTGAATCCTGGAGATTCGGCACACTTCGTTTAGATGTACAACCAGATGGACGTAGATAATGGCTAAGATAAATATTAGAATACCAGAACCAAAAACAGAATACGATGTATCTAACCAAAAACAAATTAACAGGGCTTTGACTATTATGAAGGATCAATTAAATTCTACATTTTTAGACGAAGTAAAACAGGAGCAAGAGAGATTCTCTTGGTTTATAAGTGGCTAACATATATAAAAATGAATTAGTAGATTTAACTACTACAGATAATACTACGGTGTATACAACACCATCTGATTCTAGAGCTATAATTAAAAGTATAATAGTATCAGAGGACGCTGGATCAGGATCTACAATAACTTTCACTATAACAAACGCTGCAGCAGCAGTGTTTAATTTGTTTAAAGACAAGGCAATAGCCTCAAAAGCAACAACAGAGCTGTTAACTCATCCTTTAATTTTAGAAGAAAATGAGGTATTAAAGGCACAAGCAGCAGATGCAAATGAATTACATATAATTGCATCAATATTGGAGATTAATAGGGATTAATATGTCATTTATAGAAACAGAAGCATCATACAGAATAGAAGTAATAAATGGTAAACCAGTCAAGGTTATTACACCAAAGACGGAGGTTACAATAACTAACATAAAAACAGGACAAGAGTATAACTCAGATGCAGAAGCTCTGCAAGACGTGCAAGATTCAAATACAGATACTGTAGCTGATGATATTAAAAGAGATGTTAAAATAACTGTAGAAG